GACATATTGGATGGCGCGCTTCGCGTGCGCTACCCGCACGCATCGGGCAAGGTGCTGCCGATCATGTGCGCCTGCATCGACAGCGGATTCAAGAGCGACCGCGTCTATGCGTTTTGCAGCAACAAGCAGAAGCGCCGCATCTTCGCGATCAAGGGCCTACCGTCGCAGCGATACCACGCGCCGATCTGGCCACGGCGCCCCTCGAGGGCGGCGAAGCGGAAGTGGTCCTACGTGGACCGCTACGACGTCAACGTGAACGAGGCCAAGGCGGTGGTCTACGCGCGCCTGCGCCTGACGGCCAAGGTCGCCGAAGACCTGCCAGACGGGGCGCACGCTGGCGAGGTGTCGGCGGCCGGCTTCGTCCACTTCAACCGCGACGTCTGCGATGGCGAGTTCTTCCAGCAGTTGACGGCTGAGGTGCGCGTGCAGCGCATGAAGGCTGGCCAGGTCTGGTATGAGTTCACCAAGACCCGCGACCGCAACGAAGCGCTCGACGTCGTGGCCTACAACGTGGCGGCGTTGCGCGCGCTCCAGTCGATGCGCGTGATTCTCGGGCACCACGAGTCAGACGCAGACCGCGAGCCGGAGCAAGCCGCCAAGCCGCCGCAGGCTCCAGTGGAGCACAAGCGAGCCACCAGGCCGCAGCCGCAGCGCAAGCCACCCGTGTCGCGCCGCGGCGGGTGGGGACAGTCGCGTAAGTGGTGATCGCTGTTGACAGGCGTTGACCGGCGTTAGACAATAACCTCGCCTGCTCAACCCGTGGGAGGCCACGGCGGCATGGGCGCCCGACCCCCCACGGGCGCCCATGCTTTCCCTTCTTGCCACACTGGCACGCCCCCTTGACAGAATGGCAACGACCCGCGACGATAGTATCGGACCACCGGGGCGTCGCATGCCGTACTCGAATCCGACACAGGCCGGGCTGGATCTCCTGTATCAGGCGTACTACTCCGGCCGCACGATGGTAGACCTTGGCGACAAGACCGTGAAGTACGCCAGCATGAGCGATCTGTGGCTTGCGATCCAGCGCTACGAGGCGCTGCTGAACGCGGCCACGACGCCCCCGCGCTACTGCCGCATTCGCGCTGGCAAGGGGTTGTGATGGGGACGAAGCCTCGTTGGTGGTGGACCAGGCAGCGTAGAGGAGAGCACGAGGCCACGCTGTCTCTGATGCGCCAGAACAAAAGCCTGGCCCGCAGGGCGTCGCTGTCATACGAGGCGGCGAGCGACGGAGCGCGCCTGCGCTCGTGGCTGACAGGCAGCGGCGACGGCAACACCGAGATCCAGGCAGGGCTGCCCAAGATGCAGCAACGCTCGCGCCAGCTTGTCAGAGACGAGTGGCGAGCCAGAGCGGCTGTGCGCGCCCTGGTGCGGTCGATTGTCGGCGCCGGCATCAGGCCGATTCCGTTGATCGGCGACCAGACGAAGGCCCGAGTGATCAAGGATGCGTGGTCCGATCATGTGATGGAGGGCCGCACGTCGAGCGACGGCACGCTCTACACGACGATGGCGCAGGCGTTCAACGCTTGCGTGGTTGACGGCGAGGTGTTCCTGCGCGCTCGCCCGCGGCGTCCAGACGACGGCCTGCTGGTTCCCGTCCAGTGGCAGATCATAGAGTCCGACATGCTGGACGTGTCCTTCAACCAAGACCTCGGCAACGGCCGGCGAATCGTGCAGAGCATCGAGCTTGATTTAGTCGGCCGCCGCCTAGCCTACCACGTCTGGAAGCGACACCCTGGCGACACCAGCGCGCTCGGCATGGAGGGAGCCGCTGAACGCGTGAGGGTTCCGGCCGCAGAGGTCGCGCACCTATGGAACCAGACCGAGGCTCGACCTGGCCAGGTACGCGGAGCCCCGTGGCTGCACGCCATCATCGTCGCGATGCGCGAAACCGGTGTCACCGAGGACGCTCTGCGCGTGGCTCTACAGCACGCCGCGATGTTCAGCGCAGTGATCGAAACGCCAGAAAACGACATCAAGGATTTCCTGCCAGCGGATCCGCTTGGAGATGACGGCACGACGGGGCTAGAGATGAGCGAGCTTGTCCCCGGAATGGCCACGCGAATCAACCCAGGCGAGCGCATCCAGTTCGCGAACGTGCAGGCTCCGAACGGCGTCACCGAATACCTGCGCCAGGGTGACCACGGGATCGCGGCCGGAATCGGCACGACCTACGAGGACATGACCGGCGACCTCAGCCGAGTCAACTTCTCGAGCGCGCGCATGGGTCGCAGCAACAGCCGCGCGTGGTACCGCGAGATTCGCGAGACAGTCGTGATCCCGATGATGTGTATGCCGATGTGGCGCTGGTTCGTGCGCCTCGGCAAGATCAACGGCGTGATCCCGCTGGACTACAACGAGAACCGGGTGCGCTGGATCGCGCCGGTGGAAGAGGGCATCGACCCGGTGAAGGACCAGGCGGCGTCAACCGCGCGCATGGCCGCCGGTGTGTCCACGCTGGAAGACGAGATCGAGCGACTTGGCGACGACTACTACGCGACGATCGACAACGCTCAGCGCGTCAAAGACGACCTCGCAGAGCGCGGCCTGTCATACGAGTGGGCGTCTCAGCCTGACTCTACAGAGCCGCCAGAAGTGACAGACTGACACGCCACTGTGCCACCCTGGCACGCCCCCTTGACAGAATGGCAACGACCCGCGACGATATTGGTGGACCACATGGAGTGCGCCATGTCTGACGTGCGGGAGATGCTTGACGGGCTGCGAGGAGACGACGGGCTAGTCACGCTTGCTGGAGCCGAGGCTGGCGTCTCGTTCGAGCCGTCGAGCTACGACGCTGACAGCAATACGATCCGTATGCAGATCCACGGCGGAGATGCCGTCATCCGCCGCCCGTTCTTCGAAGATCCATTCTACCTGCGCCTGAGCGTGGAGCCTGGCGCGATCGACACGTCTCGGCTTGAAGCAGGAACGCTGCCTCTTATCGTCGACCATGACGTGAGCAGTAACAGCGTGATCGGCGTAGGGGTTCCTGGGTCGTTTCTGGCGGAGCCGTTTCCGTCAATTGCGTTTAGGCTCGACGAGCCACCAGTCCACGACCAGAACTTTAACGTCATTCGCAAGCTCAAAAGCGGAATTCTTCGCGGAGTCAGCGTCGGCGCCACGTGGCTGTCAGAGGATACGTCAGTTCAGCGAGACTACAAAGACGGCCGAGACGCGCTCAACGTGTCTAGGTGGGCGATAAAAGAGCTTTCAGTTTATCCAGTGCCGGCCAGTGCGACGGCGTCGGTGCTGTCCGATCAACCCGGGGCCTCGGCCCCCAACGAGGAGGGGATCATGACTGATCCTAAGACGGCCGCCGAGGAGCAGACCCCGGTGGACAAGGCGAAGCTCCGCGACGAGGGGCGCCAGGGTGGCGTGACCGAGGAGCGGCAGCGCGCGGAGCACATCCGCTCCGCGGCGAAGCTGGCTGGCATCGAGGACGTCGAGTACGTCGACGGGCTGGTCAAGGAGGGCCTGAGCGCCGCAGACGCGAGCACCAAGATCCTGGAGAAGCTGGCGGCCGACCGCGGCAACGAGGTCGACTCTCGCGGCGTCGCGCCTGTCAGCGTCGAGCAGCCGCACGCCAAGACCGTGGCCGACCTGGCCGCCGACGCGATCGTGCTGCGCGCTGGCGTGAATCTGGCCGACGCCACCGACGACGCCCGCCGCATGGCCAACCTGAGCCTGCTCAGCATTGGTCGCGAGGTGCTGCGATCCGGCGGTGTCAACGTGGCCAACCTCAGCGACAGCGGCATCGCTCGCGCGCAGATCCGCATGGAGCGCGCTCAGCTTGCCGGCGGTGGCATGACCACCAGCGACCTGGACAGCGTCTACGCCAACGTGGTCTCGAAGATCGCCGCGCCGGCCTACATGGACGCGCAGGCCACCTTTGAGGCGTGGGCCTCGCGGGTCGACGTGCCGCATCCCTACTCGACGAAGATCATCCGCATGAGCGGCGTGGACGAACTCGAGGAGATCCCCGAGGGCGGCGACGCCCCCCTCGGCGCGTTCGGCGACGAGTACGAGGACCACGGCGTCAAGCACTACGGCAAGATGCTTCGGATCACCGAAGAGATGATCATGGGCGACCAGGTCGGCCTGATCGCGCAGCGCGCGGCCAAGATGGGGTCCGCTGCTCGCGAGAAGCAGGACGTGCTGGCCTACGCGCAGCTCACGAGCAACCCGACGCTGAGCGACGGCATCGCGCTGTTCCACGCGAGCCACAGCAACTACGTGGCCGCCGGCGCCGGCGCTGCCCCGAGCCAGACGACCCTGGGCGAGGCCATCAAGGCCATGATGACCCAGACCATCACGCGGCCCGACGGGTCCGAGCAGATCCTGAGCCTGGTGCCGCGCTACCTCGTCATCCCGATCTCGCTGATGACCACGGTCGAGGCGCTGATGTCGCAGCTCTACGTGCCGACCGCCTCCACCGGCGTCATCACGAAGCGCATGCGCGGCCTCGAGGTCATCGTCAGCCCGCGCCTGGACGCGACGAGCACCACGGCGTGGTACCTGCTGGCCGACAAGGTGCAGGCGAACGCGGTGGCCTACGGCTTCGCGAACGGCCGCCCCGGCATCCAGACCGGATCCAACGAGGACTTCGCCAGCGGCGCGCTGGAGTACAAGGTGGGCATCTGGTTCGGCGCGACGGCCTGCGACTTCCGCGGCGCCTACTACAACGCCGGCGTGTAAGCGGGCACAAGGAGGAGCAAGACCATGGCTACCAACATCAAGTTCGGGACCACCGACAAGCTGACCTTCGTGGCCGGTGGTACCTACACCTCCGGCACGCCGGTCCTGATCGGCAACGTGCTGGTCGTGCCGCTCTCGGACGCCACCAGCGGCGACGTCGTCGAGTGCCAGGTGCGCGGGCGCGTCAAGCTGGACAAGACCACGGCCGAGGCGTGGACGCAGGGCGCCACGCTCTACTGGAACGCTGGCACCAGCAAGCTGACCACCACGGCCTCTACCAACTACGTCGTCGGCCAGGCCGGCGTCGCGGCTGGCGCCTCGGACACCAAGGGCTGGATCGACCTGGGCATGGGGCTCGAGGCCGACAGCGACGTCAACACGCTGATCGCCAACCTCGCGAGCACCGCGAACGGCAAGGGCGCCTCGACCATCGGCATCGAGGACGCCGGGGCGCTGATCACGGCCACCACGGTCGAGGGCGCTCTGGCCGAGAACCGCGGCGCGCTGGACACCCTGGAGGCCGCGGCCAACACGATGGCGAGCGCGGCTGATGCCGCGACGCAGATCCTGGTGAGCGGCGGGGCCGACAAGACCACCGTGGCCTCCGACGCCAGGATCAACCCGGCCAGCGTCGGGGTGCAGGGAGCCGGCATCCGTCTTTATGACGACGCCGGGAACTACCTGGAGCTCTACGCGCCGGACGCGATGGGCAGCGACGAGTCGTTCAACATGAGCAACGCGCTGCTGGCAAGTCATGTCATCGTGACGATCGCGCTGGGCGCGGCGACCGGGTCCAGTGGCGCCGACGCTGATCTGGTTGGAGGCTCCATCCTGTCGTGCTCGCCGATCGCCGGCAACGACCAGATCCCGGTGTCCTGCGTCCTGAACGGAGACGGCAGCGTCACGGTCACGGTCGCCGCGGTCGAGACGGCCGAGGCGACGTTCTCTGTCCTGGTCGAGTACCCGTAACCTAGCCAGAGGTGTCGAGTGGGGTGGCTGGATGTAGCGGATCACGCTATCCGCGCTGCGCGTGACGAGTTCGGTCGAACGATCGAATACACGCACACCGCACAAGCGGTGACCGTGACTATCCAGGCCCCACTCGACATCACCTGGGCTGAGGCGGCGAACGGCGAGGCAGCGCAAAGCGCGCGCGTGCCGATCCTGATGGTGAGGCTCGCAGACCTGTCCTACGAGCCGCAGGCCGGCGACGAGGACTACGACACGCTGGTTTACGCCGGCACCACCTACGAGGTGGTCGACGTGCAGCCAGACGGCAACGGCGCGGCAGACCTGATTCTGAGGAGAGCATGAGCACGCAGTATACGCCAGCGGAGATTGTCGACCTTGCTGTGGACTCGATCACGGGTCACACGGCGGCGGGCGACATGGTGCGCGGCTGGCGCGTCAAGCGACTGCAAGACAGCGAGTTGCCCGCAGTGCTGATCTACGTGACGGCCTCGAGCGAGAGCCACCCGGACATGCAGCCGACGCTTTCCTTCGATCGCACGGACACGCTGCACATCGAGTGCCACGCGAAAGACACGGCTGACGCGGACGCGGCCGAGACGGTGTCCGGCATGATGGAGGAGTGCGCGCGTCGCATCTTCGCCAACATGGACGTTCGCAAGGAGTTCGAGCCCCAGCAGAACGTGACGAAGCGCATGGAGGTCGACAGCGCGACGGACTACGTGCGCGTGGTCGGCTCGCTAGACATCGACATGCGGCAGCGGTTCACCTACGAGGACATCCGCACGGACGCCGCCGCGCTGAACACGGTACGCTCGACGATGGACATCGACGAGGGCGGCGACGCCCCGGACGTCTACTCCAAGGCGACCGTCACCGGAGGGACGCCATGAGCGTATGGGTAAGGCCCAGGACAGACGACAGCGAGCGCGGGCACCTGCTCGTGCGCGACATGCGGCACAAGTCGCGTAAGGTCTACTTCGCTGACGCTCCCGCCGAGGTGCAGCGCAGCGTCTACATCAACCGACGCCTGGCGTGCGGCGACTTGGTCGAGTGCGATCCGCCCAAGCCCAAGCAGCCGAAGAAGGACAAGGAGTAACGAGCCATGACCATTCCCAGCGACCTTCGCACGCCTGGGGCGTATGTCTACACGGACGCCTCGCAGGCGTCCAACAACAGCACGACCAAGCGCGCGCTTATCGTCGGCATCTACGCCGGCGCTGGCGGTGGTCGCGCGGCCGTGGCCGATGCGATCTACTCTGTCCCGACGCTGGCCGAGGCGGCGCGCCTCTTCGGTGTCGACTCGCCGATCTACCACATGATCGAGCGCTA